ATAGTGAATTCGTACTCGCCGCTGTGCATCTTCTTATCTTTTCCGAAGAACTCACACCTACACAAGATTGGCTTTTCAATAACAGTAATATCATAGTCAAAGCAATCCCATAGCTGAAGAACGTCAAGTGGGAGTTGGTCTTCAGGATTGAAGTCTTCTTTCCATACAAACGCAGAAATCGGTAGTTTATCATATAGTGCGCCATAATCAGTAAGTAGTGTTTCAAAATATAATGCTTTTGCCTGTGTTGATTTAACGCTGATCCAAATGCCCGGTGTCAAATTACCCCAGCTTGGATGACCTGGTTCTAAATCATATAGATATTCCATCTTAACGTATACTGCAACTGGCGGTAAGGGATGTACTAAAAATGCCATTTAAATCTCCTCGAATAAGACATTGTTGACATAAGCATCTTTATCTTCTTCGGATATACCCATTGCTAAAATAGATCGGTGCAAATGTGGATTTAATTTTTGATTTTGGCAATACTTGTTTAATAAAGGTAAAGTATCTCTATGTGAGTCAAACGAGTTGGCTTCTAAGTTTTCCAAGTAGAATTCTAGAAGCTGTGAAGTTACATCAATAAACTGATCTAATTCTTCATCGGTGTTTATGTTACCTACGGCGATCATATGATCTGAAAAGATTTCTTTAGCCCAAGGTGGAAGTTCTCTTTGTTTGTTCCACTCTAAGTTTTCTACTGTTCGAGACATGAAATCTGTGTAAGGATGTGGGACTCCGTGTAAGGGACTATAGTCCATAAAAGATCCTGTAATCTTTTTTGGGCCTGCTACAATATCAAATCCTAAGATGGGCAGTTCAATGTATCTCTCTGGGAACACATTAACATGCATCAACCAGAGGCCTTTACCATCTTCAGGAATGATTGTTTTTAGATGAGCTTTATACACTTGATCGGAATGCCAAAAGGTATCGGTCCAACCAGGAAAGTGCATATCTTCTGTGTAACTAGGATTATCCCAGCGCTCGAAGTACTCATCAAATTCATTAAATATAAAATCAGAGTACTGATTCAGTCTCTTCCATAGTGGATGCGTCATATTTTTTTAGTGTCCAAGTTCCGTTCTCGTTATCAATCCAAGCAAGGTTGTCACCTGGTTCCCATCCTAATTTTTCTAGAAGATCGTCTGAGAATTGCAAGTAAAGATCCCCTGTTTGGGGATCTTCGTTAACTGTTAAAGTTTCCATTATCTATTATCTACGCTTTCTTGCTCTACGAGCTTTTGCAAATGTATTCATTAGCCTAGTTTCACGAACCTCTTTTAGGGTTCTTCGTCGCTTTCTAGCAGCTTCACTCTTACCCATTCGTTGTTGACGTGTAAGTGGTTTGACTGTTACTTCTTCGAGACGTGTAAGTGGTTTGACTGTTACTTCTTCGAATGCAACTTCTCTATGCATAAGATACCTCCTATGTGTTGGCTGTTAACAATTATATTATATCAAGATATGGTTAGATTGTCAACTAATTTCTTCAGAAAGCTCATCAAATAATTCTGACGCAAAGTCAAAACAAATCTTAGCTTCATCTGCCATATCGTCATGCAAGAGCTTTCGGAATTCCTCAATAAGGATTTTAGTATCTCCTTCAAACTCATACATCTTGCCTGAGCCGGGCACTTTCTTTTTGATGATCTGACCACCATGTAGTTCACCAAAGTGTCTTACGTACATATGAGCTAACAGTCTATCGTTAGCATCGATATTGGCAAGAGTGTGTATATGACTGGCGTATTTCTCTACAGAAGGTGGATAGCTACCATCAGGCTCTAATTCATACTCGTTTTCAAGTTCACGAATGTCAGTCCAAATACGATTGGACCTCTTAATCGGTTGCAAATTTGGGGGAATGATTACTTTAGATTCCAGCGCTTCGTAGTTTAAGTACTGGCAACATAAAAATTTGTGATAGAGTTTGGGCTCAATATTGCCGCTAATAAGATGTTTAGCGAACTTACGCCGTTCAGCAGATTGGTGGTGAGCCCAAGTAAGCTCTTTCAATTTTAGTGACATTACAAGCCTCCGCTGATTAAAACCTATTTTTATTTATAACGACAAACGGGGCCCCGAAAGGCCCCGCTACTAAGTTTTTTCTGCAAGTTTATCTCAACTTAGAAGTTGAACGACAAGGACGCAGTAGGTTTTAGTTCTTCGCTGTCTAGGTTATATGACGCTCCTGCTTCGAGTTCGATCCCTGCGAAGCCGTAAGTGTAAGAACCACCTACGTTTTGAAGCATTTCATCCTGGTCGCCGTTTACGAATACTGTAGCACCGTAAGCGCCTGCATCTACTTCAAAACCAATATCTTCTGATCCTGAGTCATAAGTGACTGCAGCACCAAGACCGATATTGTCGTCCAACAGATAATCGCTGCGAGAACCAATCGCAAATTCTTCAGTGTCCATGTTATAAGAACCTGCTGCCTGTAGAAATACATAGCCTAGGTTCATTTCATACATACCGGCTACTGTTTCGATGTCTGTTACATCCGCTTCGATATCTTTCCAGCTAAAGGCCATTTGTGCTCCAAGGGCTTTAACTGCAATAGATTCTTTCATGGCTGGATCAGCCAATGTTGAACCGTCTTCTGAATCGATCCAAACATTACCTTGATCTCCAAATGAGATCATTGCGTCTCCGTTTACCACTGTACCAACTTGCCATTCGTCAAGCTCAATGTCACCGTCGGTGTTCATGTCTAGATCGATGGCTGCAAATGCGGGTACCGCTGTACCCATTGATGCGATACCTAGGTCGAAGGATGTTGTAGCACCCCAATCGCCTGCTGCGTTTTCTTTGATCTCAGTTGTGATTTCGCCACCAATGTCTGCGGCCATTACTGAGCCCGCTGTGCAGACTAGCGCTGTTGTAAGTAGTAGTTTATTAAACATCCTGTCCCTTTCTTTACTTTTACTGAATGTGTGATGTGCCACATTTTCTGTTGCTAGGTAAGTGGCCAACCCCCTGTGTTATGCAGCTAGTGCGTAACCAGATGGTGCAAAGTTATCGTTTGCATTTAGTAGTTTTGGCTGAATAACGTAGGCCAACACGGTGAACTCCACTCAACTATTCCGTTCGTCGATCCTTGTTCACCCCCATCAAAGATACACTGGCGAGAACAAAGGGAGGATCCTAAGACTGTCCCAGAGACCTATTACTCTCAAAAGACGCTAATGTATCTATGGTGGAGGTGCGCGGTACTGCCCCGCGGTCCGATCCGTTTTTATTTTGTTTCAACGTTCACTAGATATATATAATACAAAAGGGCTGAAATGTCAACCCTTTTGCAGTACTTTTCTTGTTATTGACAAAAATGTCACACTGGATTAATGATGTAATGTACCATTAGTACAATAGAATCAATCTAAGCGATCTCTTTGAAAGATAATTTCTTCAATTTCTTCTAGAGTCTCTCTGCATGTAGCTAGGATAGCAGAATCTGTTGCAAGGATAAGTTTCTTAGCTGCAAAGATTTGATCGTAACGGTCTAGACCTTGAGGAATTTGGTCTGCGATTATCTGAGTGAAGAGTTTCATATTTTATCCTTTCTGTTTATAGAATCACTATAAATCATTTCATAATGAATGTCAACAGTTATTTTATTCCTTTTACAAAATATTGGCTATATTCTCTACGCCCAAGTTCATCTTCGTATAGGAAAGTCATTTTGTTTGTATCAATAACCTTTGAAAGACCAGCTTGCTCTACAAGATCATCACACGATCTTATCAAGTTAATATGACCACGTTTAGTTAAATCGCAGCCGCTCAATACGCATAATTTATTATTTGGTATTACCTTTTTCATATGGTAACTATGTTCACAGCTCGTATTGATGTAGACGTCTGCCTCAGGAATGTTCTTATAATCAAAAGTAACATCCATCATCATGTGACACCATGAACCACCCTCGTTTGCTTGCAGAGATATTTCTTTTGTGATTGGATCCATATCTATAAGGCGAGTGTAGGCTGCTCCTTTTTCTATACAAAAGGGTAAGGCATATGCTCCAAAACCAGAATTTAGAATATTGACTTCTTTGCCTGTTACATCTATTCTATCTGCCCACCATTTCTGTATTTCGTATTCTGAAGCAGAAACTTGATCGCATATATTAGAATAAAACCAAGGATAGTCAAACTTGAAAAGATGAAGATGATGAGTATTTACGTCAACCATTTTTTCTTTTCCTCATGGCTTAAACCTTCGAGCATATGAATAATGCCAGGCTTTTCGTATTCTTTGAGTACCTTTTGAGTGGTAACAATTCCTTGATTATAATACTGAAAATGATTTTTTCTGCTTCCATAACTATATGGACCAAACTGATGAAACATGAAAGTATCCATAGAAGGATATGTAAAGAAACATGCATCGATATGCTTTAAGACAAAATCATATATTGGTTTATTTTGACCTGGCTTCCACACCATTACCGAGCTATTAAACAAAGGGCAACGAGTGATATGATACTGGCGCTTCCATTCTTCTCCATCATTACCTTCGTACCAATAGTTCCAAACCAAATAAGGTTTTTCATTATTGAGTTCTTCAAAAAAATATGCAAGGTCGCCTGATATATTTGTATCTAAATCTAGGTACAATAATGTATCGTTTGAATTAAACTTTTTGTCAGCTTCAAACATTGTTATTTTTCGATAGTGTGGAATGCCACCAAAGTCGTCTCGATGATATCCGTTTTGGATTTCTTCTCTTCTATATGTTGGTTGTGCCGAGGCCCTATAATGCTTTAATTTATATTGCTCCCAAGAATCATCTAAATTATCAAAGCATTCAAACTCAAAGTCAACACTGCAATTTCTTTTCACCTTTTCATATAGTGAATTTACATCGTCCTCGGTATAAAGGTTTCCCCATTTAGCGCAAACAACTCTAAACATTACATCCCATCCATATGATAAAAAATATAGTCAAGCTTTTCATGTTTATTCTTTCCATATAAATGCCAAAAGCCTGCTTGACTGTCTTCATCTGTCCAAGGCCTATCTGCAATATCATCTAAAATGTAATTATAATAAAAAGAAAGATGTTCTGTTTCAATATTATTTTGAGTTAGCCAATCACCAACAGTAAGCATGTTGGGATGCATTTGAATGTGTTTATCATGCACAATGTAATTCGTAAATCGAGCTTCCAAATATGTAGCTAACTCAATAGCAGCTTCCTTAGTCATGATTTGAATACCGCCGTAAATTGCTTTAAAGGTTTTGGGATCCTTTCCTCTTTGTATCAGATCTTCTTCTTTCCAAGGAGCACCTGCTATGTATCGAGTTTCAGGAAAAGGTTTTGCTTTTTGTGTAATATAAAAATCAGCATCAGGAAATACGAAAAAATCTATATCTTCATCTTTATGATTAAGTGCTGACAAATATTGATGATACAAATTTCCGTGGTGATCTCCGTATTTTTGGTTTGCCTTTTCGATTAAATCAATTTGATCTCTATAAACAACATGCTTATAACCATGTCTTTCACAATAACGAGCAAAAGATGGTATTAAAATGTCATCGTATAAACTCGTCAACTCGTTTTCATCGTTTACATGAAGCCAAGTGCCTCTACCAACAAATGATTGTATTATAATATATTTCAACCCAAGTTCATCCTACTCATTTCGTTAAGAGCGTCTTGTCTGATTGCTCTTAGAATTATAGCTCTTCTCGGAATATCAGTTCGATTCGGCATTACACTATGCAAAGTATTTCCATAAAAACACATAAACCTTCCACACTCTACATCTGCTTGCATGTAGTTATCTTCAAAAAATCTATCATAAGGGCTTGGCTCGGAATCTGGTCTAAGCAAATCTCGTGGATCGTATCTATACTTATGGCTTCCTGGTACATATCCAGTTGATCCATTTTCTTTTGTAAAATCAATTAATGGAACCATGAAGGTAATACTTAAAGGAGCTTCTTCTAAGTAATCATCCATTCGTAATTCTGGTTTTTGTGGCCAAACATAAGGAGCATCTAAATGAACTCTGATAGGACAATCATGTTTAAAATTAGATATGATATATCGATTAGTCATTTGCCATCCCCAGTCATCTAAGATTACCTTATCAGCTACTTGACTTAATGTTTGGAGTATAACATCATTGATATAAGAATTGTCTTCTGGAATTTGTGACCAATAATAAGCCCAATCTAAATTTTTTTGAGAAGCTTTTTCGGGATTCATCCATTCAAAATTTTGAAGCATACCAACAAATGGCGGTAATTTACTTGCCACTTCATTTAAAGAAATGATTTCATCTCTATCAAATACTCTGTCTGATACTGCAAAGCCTAAATCTTCTAATTCAAAAAAGTCTACCATTTCACAATATAATAATTCTCGTTGAGTGGTTCTATGATTGGATTAAAAGTACTTAAAACTTTTTCTAATTCTTCTCTTGTATACTTATGATAATATTCGCCAAAGCCGTCATCATAATTCTCGTTGTAAAAAACAAAGAACACATGCTTAGCTTTGAGCTTCCTATAATGACCCAATAGCTTTGATAGTCCTATATAATTTGGAGTACCAAACATTGAAACTAGAATGTCGCAATGATCTTCAAAATAATCTTTGCAATCATGCAGTTTAAATGTATATTCTGGAAATTTTTTATGAGCATTATTTAACATGCCTTCTGACATGTCATAGCCAACAAAAGTTTTTGGATGAGGATTACCTAGGATTTCTATGTCTTGGCCAGATCCTATTCCAAGAGAAATAATTCTACCAACTTCTCCGTTTGACATCCAAAACTGGTGGGCATCGTATTCGTCTTTCATGTATGGATTTGTTTCCCATCCACCTTCTACATATTTTTGTTCGTACCACTCTGAAGCTTCGTCATACTTATCTTTTAAAGTTACCATCCTATATCACCATATTTCATTACAGCTTCCTTAGTCATTTCATCTAGGGTTGTACCCTGTTCATTGTCTAATTGATCGAATCCCCATTCTAATTCTCTGCATCCCATACAGTCTCCGCAGGGAGTATCCGCACTAATATTACAAGAGATAGTGTGTTCAAATATCCAATCAAAGTTACCTCTTCTAGCTAAATCAATTATATGATATTTTTCAATATGCTCAAAAGGATTTTTAAGAAAAGAGTCGTTTGTTAACCAAGGTCTTTTAGCAATACCTCTTTGCTCAGGATTCCATCTTGGAAACCATTGAGGATGTGGCGTTAATATATTACCGCAATAAAGTTCTTCGCAATCTGTATTATCTCTTATTTCCTGAAAAGCTCTACAGAGTCTAGGATAATGAGATGTCATTGGCCAGTGCCAACGGCTTTGACCAACTATTTCCAACTCTGTTGAAACGTTTAATTTTTTAAGAATGTTTTCTATTAGTGGTTTGTGGGGATCTTCACTAGTTTGAATATTAAATATTCTTATCTTTGTATCCGGAAAGTTATCCGTTAATAATTTAAAAAGAGTGGTACTATCAGCACCAGAGGACATTAGAACACCAATCTTTTTAGCTGGTGATAAATTCACGATCCTTTCATCCCACTGCGGTCCACACACAAATTTCATAATCATGCCTCGTCAAATACTAACTCAAATTATTTATGAAACTCGCGCGCAAGTTTTGTTAAGGTTTTGTAACAGCTGCAATTTTTTTGCTACTGGAATATCAATATCAGACATATTCCCAAACAACCTTTATGTAATGAGCATCTAAAAGATCACGGTATTCAATTGCATCTAAAACACAATTGAATAGTTTACCGTTGACTTTAACCCCAGTCTTTGAAGTGACCTGCTTCTTCATTATCATCATATCCTGCTCTATATGCTATAACTTCTTCGGGTGTCATATCGTCTATCATCACAGCGTTAGATTGATATGTTGCACCTACGAAGTAGTGAGGTTGATAACCACGGCCATAGTAGCTGTCTGCAGAACCACGATCATAAGGACCACCATGCCTCTCATCATATTTAGCCATTACCACTCGCCTCCATTCCAAGATAATCAGTTTTAAGAACTTGCAAGCGATCCCAAGCAATGTTTAGATCGAAATCGTCAGCAAGCTTTTCAAATGCCTCATCGATATATGTTGATTTGTAGAAGTCAGACAAACCCATGTACATATCAGACTCAACGAAATTCCAGAAATCAGTTGAACCAACGCCAGGACGACGATTGAATTCGTTTTGAGTTGCTTTATCAAAGCACTCGATGATATCTGCGTGGATTGCTGAGCCGTTGTCTAGGTGTACGATACGTGACATTTTGATTTCCTTTGTTTTTCCTTATATTAATAATATAGTACTTTTGCAGGGCAATGTCAACCCTTTTTTCAAAATAAATGAAAAAACGTTTGTAATGAAATCAATGGCTTATAAAAAAGTTAAAAAAAATTAGTCGTAATGACCGCCTAATACTGCAACTTTTTGGATTTCTTCGGTAAACATTTCAGCTTCGCGGGCTATCCAAGCTGCTTCAAAGCCGGTTTCGTGGATATAATTTTCATTGTTATTCCACAACCTTTTGAAATATGAATCATATATACGTTCTACAGTAGAATCACTTTCTTTTTTGCTAATCAGCTGACCTTTGATCATCCAATTAAACCGGTTGGCTTCTTTACGTACAAACGGGCTGCACATGGTGGGACCTCCTCTATAAAATATTATTTATGTCTGAAGGTCCCACTGTTTTATGATGTTATCGTTAACATTGCATTAGTGAAACATAATGTTATGTAGGATTGATAACGTAATGGATTAGTAATACTAATGCTACTGAGGCGCCAAGACCAACCATCATTTTTCCAAAGTCTTTAGCAACTAACGGAAATACTGATTTGGTTTTCTTTTTACCAAAGTATGTTGCCATAGCCAACTCACGACCTGCAAGTAAACCAACAAAGACCCAAGTTGTACTCATAGGAATATCATTCAGTTCTTTGAAGAAGTATAGGCATAACCAATAAAACAAGTCAATCAATGTTGCTGAACGAACATAACGAGTATTATGCTTTTCCAAAACAATCTTTTGGATCTTACCACCTTTTTCTCTAAACATAAAGAATAGGCCTGCAACAAACACAACGCTGATAAACACCATTAAGTCTATAGGAATTACTCGTGGCAGGAATACCGCGATGTTAGCAATATCATGCGATAACCAAGTAAACCATAATCCACCAGTTGCTACCCACTGGGCAACACGCCAAAATTTCTTATTACTTTCAGATACTGGCTGAGTTTCATCATACCATTTACCAAAGTACTTATGGATAGCAAACCATACAGCATAAGCAAATGCCGCGGCTACACCATAACCCATAATTGATTTCATAAGCATCTTTTCCAACACAAAGGTTGAAGCAAATACTGATAGAACCAAAAATGATGTTGAAACCGGTACACCCATCCGTGTAAGTAAAACAAGGATTGCTGGTGCTGCAGCATGATACCATTGTACATCTTGGAATGGGATCTTATTCAAGCGGCCATATGATATATCACCGCCATTCATATACCAACCATACCATAGTGTATATAACAAAACCGCAGATGCTGCGGCCCATAATACTTTATAGTTAAATCTCTCGTTATTTGATGCCATCCAAGTACCGAGAGTTTGTACTGAATCGTTGGCGATTACTGCGTATGCAGCAAGCAGGAATCCGATAAGACTCCACATTGTGAGTAGTTCCATTTAGTTCTCCTTTTGCTTGACGGCTTTACCCCGTCGCTCACATAAAAAAGGCAAGGTATTTACCACCTTGCCTTAAATTATTTATTACAGAAACCTAAAAGTTTTGTGACAGTAATGTAAAACTTACAAGGCTTTATCTAATTCGCCGTGATTACCTTCATGCGAAGGTGGTGTCCACCCTGCTGGTTTTAGCAAATCAGGCAGACCAAAACGGTTCGGCCGACCAGGCTTTACACCAGGTTCCTTTGCCATATTGGCACGATAAACTTCATCCCATGCTTTATTTGCATCAACACCCATAACGTCAAGAGTACCAATAGCAAACACAATCATATCAATTAAACCATCAACGATTTCTTCAGCATCGCCATTATTGATAGCCGTAAGGGTTTCGTGCAATTCTTCATGAACCATCAACATACGGAAAGTAAGATACTTGCGCATAAGCTCTTTATGGTTTTTGTTTTTTTCAAACCATTCTTTTACGCCAAATTTATTATGCATCATATAAATGTCATTAACCATATCAGTCATTATCTTTCTCCTTTTAAATTAGCAATCATATCTTTAATTCTTAAACGTTCTTTTTTAGCTTTGGTAATATATTTGTCCGGCGCTCTTTCAGCTTCTAACGCATCCACGATTGTGTTTTGATAACGCCATGCGGCTTCAAGCTGAGCAAGTTTTTGTTGTGTCATATAAAAAATTCCTCTATCGTGTTTGTCTTCTCAGAAGACCATCCGAGTGCTTCAAGGATTGACTCAAGAGGACTAAGGAAGACTTTGTTGAATTGAGTTTCATAATCCACATACGGTCTAAGATTGAATTCGTTTGGTAGAACCGCTGGGAACGAAATGATGTTTTCTTTGATTGGATTCGGTACTTTGAGATACACGAATTTGATCTTGTCGCCTGATGTAATAGATTCATAACGATTCGACAAGCCGTTTTGTTTGAGATACTGGTTATATAGGATGCAGCCACGGACATGCATCGGGCAACCTTTCTTGTAAGTACCACTAACTGTATACTTCTCAATGTTGTCAGTACCTGAGTTGCGGCCGACATCCTCCGGTGGAAGATTGAAGAACTCAGATTTGAATTGGCTAATAAAATTTTGAATTGCTTCTTCACCATCATTCATAATAACTTTGAATGATTCTTTGAGTTTATCACGACAAACTTCTGGTGTTGAAGATCTTACAGATTCAAGACCTGTTACAGATATCTTTGGAGTTTCGTAATGAACACCTTCTGAGTTGAGAGTATTCATGATGTACCGCTTCTTAGCGATGAATACTGACTTATCAGTAATCTTTTCTCGTTTCATTACCATAGCTTGACGATATGCACCCATCTTCGAAGCAAGATCAATGTAACCTTTTTCAATTATTTCTTCAATCTTAGTTGAGCAAACCTTATCAAGGAATTCTTCGCCTTTCTTACGATCAATATCAACAGTGCCGAAGGATGCCTTGACCAAAGGACCGAAGTCTACATAGATACTGTCGGTATCAATATAGATGATATAGTCTTTACCGTCAGTTTTGAGAATCTTGTTGAGATACTCGTTAACAGACTTTTGAGCATAACGAATTGAAAGCTGACCTGATGTTGTAATGGCTTCAGCCATGTCGTTAATATAGTAGAGGAAGTAGATATTAGCAGTTGCGCCATAAAGAGAGTTCATAGCAATTTTGATAGCCATTTGATTGTTATGAAGCTGTGTCTGTTTAGATTGAAGCTGACGTTTTTTCGTAGGGTCAGTTTCATTTTCGATTTCTTGCTCAACTCGAAGCATGTCTTTCTTAATCAGAGAACGACGATTGTAGTATTCATCAATGATCTCAGGAATGATGCCGAGCTTGTCTTTCCGGAAGCATGCCCCGTTTGCACATACTGCATATTCTGTTTTGTTTTGATATGAACCATCGAGTACCATTTCTTGTGATACGTATTGGCGATCATCTTCAACATAAGTTTCAGGAGATAGATTATATTGTAGCATCAAGTGTGGATACAGAGAGTTAAGATCGAAGGATACAACCCACGGATGCATGCCAACTTTTGGATCTTTAACATAGCCACCGACGAGTTCACCAGCTCGCGCGCCAGGCCCACCTTTGAGTTGCGGAACAATCTTATCTTTCATCAAGCGACGATAGATGGTTGTTTCCCAAATTCCTACTGTACCAAATGCATCACTGAAGTTAACCCCGCCGCCATAAGCAACAGTAAGTACAAGCGAAAGAAGTCCAGATTCGTCTTCCATTCTTTGAATGAGCTGAGTATCTTTGAGGTTGTAGTCAAGATATAGTTGCGGATTTTGTTCATAAAGTGCATTAAGATTTCCATATTCAGAGTAATCAAGTTTCTTCTCGCCGAGAACGACGTGAGCAATATGATCCAGTTTGTAAGATTCTTGTGGGCCATACTTATAACCAAACTTTTTGAAAGCATCCATATAGTCAATTACAGTCACGCCGGAAATGATATATGATTTCTGTTCTTTGCCAAATTTGGTGATTGAGTGCGGTGAGATACGACCCCAAGGTGAAAGCTTCTTAGCCTTCTCTTCACCCATAAGTCGAATGATGCGAGTAACAATATACTGAATGTCGAAGTACTCAACGTTCCAACCTGTAATAACTTCGGGATATTCCATCTGCCAGATCTGAATGAATCTCTCAAGCAATGCGATCTCAGTATCGAATTTCATAAACGAAATATCATCGGGATCAATACCAGTGATCGTCTTCGTCTTGTCAAAGTCCTTACGACCAAGTAGGTGATATGTGTTAGACTTAGAAGACTTGTAGGCGATAGAAGTAATTTCTTTGTCAGCCTCATTGATGTTGGCATAACCGTTCGAGATATCGACCTCGATGTCAAAAGAGCAAATGTTGATCTTAGACATATCAAACTTAATCTCACCAGGATATTCTTCTTGAATGTACTGGGTGACGTAGTTCATAGTACCACAGATATCGAAGCCATGTACATCTTTGTACTGATTGATAAAGTTACGAGCATCGATCATACTATCGAAACGAGTAGCACCGAGAGGTACATCACCGATCAATGATTTGTGTGTTGCGTTTTCACGAGCACGAACATATAGTGTTGGCTTGAATTTGACTTTGCGTTGGAATGGTCTGCCGTTTTCATATCCACGAACTAGAATGTCGTTAATGAAACGCTCGACTGATGTATAGAATTTAGACATGTTCACCTGTTTGTATCATATAATTAACATTGTAACACACAATGTTCACTTTGTAAACCATTTTATTCACTGACGTGTTAAATAAATCATCCAAGAGCTTCCCCAGCCTATTGGCCAGTCTCCTCTTATATAGTTGTCGTCCCATGTTTTCTTTCTGTGTTCTGCCTTTATGAATCTAACATAGCCTGGCCATTTTCGTATGAACTTCTCTCTCATCTTGATAAATCGTTCGGGTGCCTCAGGATATACGTCAAGATGTACTTCCATAGCAATATGGTTCACCTTGGTGCGTAAAAAGTCATAGTTTTCTTTTATAAAGATGTCGTACTCGCCACCTTCGCAGTCAACCTTCAAGAAGTCAAGATGATCAATCTCATATTCTTCTATAATCTGTTTGAATGATTTATGCGGTGCCTGGTCTCCTTTAACACCAAACCCATGATCTGAGTGGCCTATGAAAGCGTTGATAGGAGTTACTCTTTGCTCTGCCGATCTTGAAATAGCTGGCATGGCATTGACCATAGTCGTATGAAGCATTTTGATATTCGGCTCTACTGCATAAATATGTTTAGCTCCCTGATCCAGAGCTTTGCAAGTAAACATTCCAATACAGGAACCGATGTCCATTACAACGTCGCCTGGCTTTACCTGATACCACCAACCGTACGTATCAAGGTTGAAGAACTCATGTACCATAGTGGCATAAGTATCTCTATCATGCAAGTGAGTTGTAATATAGCTTTTGGGATTAAGTAGTTTCATTTTTCTTTCCAAGAATCCATCTCAGTAATAATGTCATCGCCCTCTTTGTCGTTGGCTATACCAAGAGCTAAAGCTTGAATATCAGCGATAAGCTCGTTGCATGTCTCCTTGTCGTAAGTTTTTTCTGCTTGTTCAGAAAACTCATTGCGAAGACGGTGAACCATAATTGCTTTATCTTTCATAGCATTTATTCTTCTAATAAGATCTTCTACTGAATGTAACATTGGGATCCTTTCTATGCTGCTATTTCACTGAAATTTTTAACCTTTTCAAATTTAATGTGTCCTTCAAATTTGTCACCGAACTGATCGCCCCGGTGGCTGATAACGAAGATATTATCTTCTGCGTTTAGATTTTGCAGAGTCTCAATCAAGTTCTCAACACCAACACCGTCCATTGCACCATCTAGAGTCTCATCAAGTACCAATAAGTTAGTTGATACTGAGTTACGAAGTTTTGCCACTGTTCTCCATGATAGCATAATCGATAGAGTGATACGAAGCTTCTCACCTTCTGAGAATGAAGAGTACGAGAAAGCATCTCTGAAGCGAGACTTAATCACCTCATTAAAGTTTTCGTCAAGTTGAAAGTCAACGAACAAATCAAAGGCACTCAAGTATTTATTGATGAGTTTGTTCATAACTGGAATATACTGACGAATGATTTTTGATTTGATGCCTCCATCTTTAAGCATAGTTGATACCACAGACAAGACTTCTTTATGATTAAATAAATCTGTTTGTTGAGTTTCAATAGACTGCATCGCTTCTCGTAGAGAATTAAGTTGAGTTTGATCTACCGCTTCGACTTCTTCTTCAGCTTTGTCAAGTTCTGTCTTATAAGATACAAGTGCATTTTTTGAGATTTTAATTGTTGCTCGATGTTCGCTAATTTGCAAGTTAAGTCCTGCAATCTCGTCTTCAATTCCTGATATTGCTTCAAGTCTTGATTCATAACCAATCCCTTTTGAAGTTAATTCGTCAATTCCTTTTTCAAGTTCAGCTACCTTTTGATCTTTTGTAGTAATTTGTTCTTGTTTGAATTCGTGAGCAATACCTTGTTTACATGTAGGGCAATTGTCGTTGTCATGATAGAATGCAAGCTCTTTCATATAGTTACGCAGATTTGAATTGAGTTCTTGATTTAAGTTTCGAGCTTTGTCGATTTTTGACTTGACACTTGATTTGTCTGTGATTGTTTTGATAAGTTCTTCGATAGCTTCTTGAGTGCTTTCAATTTCTGCTTTCTCTGTCTCGATCTTAGATATATGCTCATTCATCTTCTCCTTGATCTTATCAACTTCATCTTGACGAATCTGACGAATAGAAGCATTATGAGCTTCAGCAGATTCAATTCTAGACTCTGTAAGATCTTTCTGATAGTTGTTCTCAGAGATCTTTTCTTTGTTCTCAATCAAATGTTCTTTGAGAAGAGTATTCATAGTACTAAAGACTTGAATATCGAGAAGATCTTCAATAACTTCACGTCTGCCGTGTGCTGGTAATTCCATAAATGGAACATACGTGGCGCTACCTAATACAACTATCTGGGTAAACGACTTATAATTTAATCTTAAAATGTTTTTCTCAAGATACGTTTGATAGTCACGAGCCGCAGCATCTTGATTGATAAGTTCACCATTCTTATACATTTCGAATAAGTTAGGTCTGATACCACGACGTACCATGTACTGAGCTTGACCAATTACAAAATCAATCTCAACAAGTAATTCTTTTTGATTGATAGAGTTGATAAGCTGTGGCTTATTAATTTTACGAAAAGGTTTGCCATATAAAGCAAACACAATGGCGTCAAGCATTGTCGATTTGCCTGCGCCATTAGTACCACTCACTAGAGTGTTTGTCTTTTCGTCTAAACGAATCGTTGTAAAAGAATTTCCTGTGGATAGAATATTCTTGTAACGTAATTCCTTAAATAATATCTTCATGCAATACTTTGTGCCTCAATATATAAATCATCAATAACTCTCTTTACACTCACTTTATCTACCTTTGTTTCTAAAGAATCGATAAAGGCATGAAGTATGTCTTTCGTATCTTGAGTTTCGTCAAGGATCTCATCTATTCCCTCGCTTTCAATATTCAAGGTGTCTTCGATTGATTTTACATCAGTGGCACCAGCGTCTGCAAGTTTGTTGATAAACAAGTCGTGAATGTAAGGATTCGTTCTGTTCTTTACAATCACTTTGATATATGCGTCTTTGATATTTGTAGTATCAAGGTGAGCAATATCTTCAATTGTCATATCACTATCGTCGTATTCAATTTTGTGGAATATCTGGAATGGATTATCAATTCGAGTAAGCTCTCTTGTTTCTGTGTCAAAAACATGAAAGCCACGCTTTCCCTGATAGTCTGACCAAGTCATCTCGTAAGGTGCACCAAGATACTCAATGTTACCATACTTAGAAGGATGATGGAAGTGACCAGACCAAACCTGCTCGTAATTACTGAACATGTCTTTATCCATACCGTGAGTACAAACTTGACCTTTCAGCATCTCAAAGCCTTTAAGCTCGAGGTGACCAGCAAGAACATGAGCATCTGAGTTCTTGATGCTATCAAAGCAATGCTGGTTATTGTCTTTTGTAATCCACGGTACCATAATAAACTTAGTTGATCCAAATGTCAACTCTTTTGTTTCGTGCTGATAGATATGGAAGTTGTCATACTCTTTTAGAAGAAGATCCATACTATTCACCTGATTTGTATTAGTGTAGTATGTCGTATGATTTCCAACTAAAGCATGATACTCGATGTTTCGTTTTGCAAGCTGATCAAAGAAGAATTCTTTACCACGCTTTAGTGATACATAGTTGATGAACTTACGACGATCAAATGTATCGCCTAGATCAAATACAGTATCAATACCATGCTCGTCAAGATATGGAAAGAAACATTCTAAGAAGAACTTCTCTTGATGATCTGCAAAAACTTTGGAATCACCACGGACTCCGATATGCATATCTGTTACGATTGCTATCTTCACTTTTTCTTTTCCTTATCTTTTTGCAGCTTGTCTTCAAAGTCTGAAATAAACGAATTCATATAGTCTGCACTTGTAGTAAGATTGAGTTGTACCTCATCACCGGCATAAGTTCCGCCAGTTGCAATCATACTTTGCGAAGATTTAAACCGGATATACATTTGCTTCTTTTCCTTTTGAATACGACGTAGGAATGCGTACCAAATAATTTGAGTAAAATAAGCGAATGGATTCTGAGATTTCTCAGGATTGAAGTTACCAATGTATAGTAGGCAGTTCTCAATTCCATCTGAAATCATATCTTCTTTATAAGAATATCCAGAGAAGTTTGGTTTCGTTGCAAGTCGAGTAGCAATTTGATAGATACACTTTCCAATGTAGTCTGGTACTCGTGGCAACGGATCACCTGCGTCCTCTGCTTCTGTACACTCTTCTTTGTACTTGATGAGTGCTTCGAGAAGATCTTTGTTGTTTACGTAATTGCGTGTTTTGCGTTTTGCCATAGCATTTCTCTGCGCCTCCTAATGTTGCTTAGATATAATATAGTACATATTGACTGAAATGTCAACTGTAAAAAGTTACTATTTTGTGAAAAAAAGCCTTGACATCACTTTCAATGCCTGGTATAATCTGATTTATCAGTTACAAACAATATTAGATCTCTACA